CTTGCCCTTGGTTCTTCGTCACCTGAGAGGTGACGGTTAGAACCTTGTAGTACGATCTTTGGAGGTCGGGGTCCCAGTACATATGCTGGGCTTTCCTTCCTCGCGAGAAAGTAGTTAGGCCTAGGACACCATCCTCACCAGCATGGGCTACCGAAAGGCGCCTAATCTCCGAAGGAGATAGCTGGTTCACCACGCAATCCGCCGTATTCCAAAATCCCTTCACGTGAAGGTTATTGGAGGTTTCGATTGTGGTGGCCATCGAGGATGGGGAACCATCATACGGCTCAAGGATGTACGCAGGAGTCACATCGACTCCCTTAAAAGCGTCCATGCCGCAAGACTCCCGGAAGTTTAAACCTCCGAAGGACTTATCGGTGTTTACCTTGAGGCCACACTCGTGCAGAACGAGTTTGATGGTTTCTATTGCGCGCGTGGGGGCGATGATATCGTCCCCAAACACGACGATCTGGTCGAATGTCTCTTCCAAGTCGTCGAACGTCTCATGGGTCCCATCGCTCAGGCGTAAAGCCCAAGCAGCCAGAACTGTGAAAACGATCGTTTGAACAGGAAAGGTACATGCCGACCCCATGGGCGCAAACTTTCGAGCAATAATCATCCGAGGATGATCATCACTGATTGTCTGAACAATGGTTTGAGTTCGACTGGCGTGCAACGCATCCAGGATATTACTACCCTGGAATACGTACTCCACCAAGCGAGTACTCACCCTGTCGGAGGCCGACGACAAGTCAATTGTCGCCGACTTACCATCCATGGAGGAAGCCAGGGCACGCTCTCTCGAGCGTTCCTGACTACGGAACGTGATCGATCTCTTCAGAAGATTCGAAGAGTTGATACGCCCTTCAAGCCACCGCCAGATTCCTTGTTGGATCCATTGGTGCGCTATAGGCTCGGCGCAGATAAGCCGCGGACCCTTTTGGGTCTTAGGCACTGCAATAAGCCTAGAAGGGACTTCCCTCTCAGCTGGATAGTAGTCCGAGTCCAGAAGACCCGAACCAAACCAGTCAAAAGGAAAGACTCCGTTCAGCTTCCGAGGCCAGTTGGGGAACTCGTATTTAACGAGCCCTCTTCCTGTCTCGGCGACTGATCCTGGACCGTGCCTCGGGAACAAATCCCAGCTAGGCATCCATCCCAACTCCCCTTTGCAGATCCGCAGGCAGAAAGCCCGAAGATTATGCCAAGGGAGGTCAGGACGTTCAGGCTCATCGATAAGAGGTAGCGGAATGCTCCTCTCAG